TGGTGGAGGACCTTGTGGTGGCAAAGCACCTCCTCCAAGCAATTCTTGTTCAGCTGTTGGTATCTCTGGCTCTTCTGCTGTAAAGAACTTATCTAAAATATTTTGCATATCATCAGGATTCTTTCTTATCTGCACAACAGCCATAGTTGCCTTTGGGTCGCCCTGTTGGGCTTGTGCTAACAATGTATCAAACAATACACTGTCTGCTTTTTCTTTTGTGATTCTATCGTTAACTCTAACAAGGTTATCTAAACCATCTAGGTTTTCTTGTAGTGTTTGTCTGTCAATAATACCAGCTTGTAGTAACTGTAAACCAGTCACAATCTTCTGTGGTTCATCATATCCAGCCATAGCTCCATACACTCTTCGTGTCTTGTAAGATGTTATATCTTTACCTGGGTCGTATGTTTCTGAATAAAAAGTATTGTCCATATAACCAGATAGTGATTTAGCATTACCACCATACATCTTTGCATCCCACTCTAATCTCTTAGAGTCAATCATCTCTATAGCATCAGACATAACTGTGTGATACTCTCTAATCATAAGTGACATAGATGCACCGAGTTCTTCAAGTCCTCTACCAGTAGCAAAAGCTAGTGGTGACTGTGAATCATCAGTTGTAGGATAAGAACCACCAACACGAAGTTGTCGTTCTATTCTATCTATCTGTTGGAAAATTTGATAAGGAACATTAGATGCTGGTTTAGATACTTGTGTACCTGGAGCTAGATAGTTAACTGCGAATCTACCTTTACGATATTGTCCACTCTCTATCTCTCCAGAAATGTTTGTTTCTGTAAACACTGCATCTTCCATTGCTATTATTGACATCACATTAATCTTTGCCATAGAAGCCATAAGTCCTATGATTTGGTCATACTGTCCTTGCAATCTGTCAAAGGCAAATTTTTTACCTATAACGAATGCAGGTCCACTATCAAGTGGATTTGGTATGAAGTCAAGAATAGTTCCTGATGTCATGTGGAATATGTAAGTTCCATCTAAGTTGTAATACTCTGCAATTAAATCTCCATCACCATTGGAGTTAGCCCAAGAGCCATTGTATGAATCTGTGTAAGCAGAAGCATAAGCATTACCTACACCAAGAATATTTGTGTTATATACATCTTTTTCTTTAGACATAATTTTGTCTTTTGCATTTGGATATGTTCTGGCTAGAGCTTCTTTAGGAACTCTACGAATGATTGCCATTTCTTTTGGTTGTTGGTCTGCACCAAAGTAACCTGGGAAACAGTTGTATGGGTCACGCAGTTCTGCACAAGGATAAGGTGTACCATTAGCATCTTTCTTTTCTCTAATTACCCATACAGAGAAACCATAACCTGGTAGCCATCTACCAACTTGTGGCATTTGTAAATCTAATTTTTGTACCTCATCATAAGCATTAACAATCCTGCCAATCTTTTCAGCTTTTTGTCTTGCTCTATCAGAGTCTTTACCATTAGGTACATCAACTTTTAAGTTAGGAATACGACCAATTTTTTGTGCTAAATGTTCTAGTCCAGACATCATAAGGTTTGGTACTGGTACTTGCCAGTCTTGGAAACCTTTTAGGTTATCACCAAGTAATGCAGTAATACCATCAGGTCCACCATTCATAATTGCACGAATACGCCCACGAGTTGTGTAAGCACTTTGATTATCAAAATGTAATTGTGTTATAGCGTATTGTATTTCTTCAGGTTTCATCTTATCCCCAAGGGCTTTCGTTCATATCGCTTATATTCCATTCTCCAAAACTAGGTGTATAATCTAATCCTACCTCAGCTAATCGTTCTTTTCCTAATCTTCTTACAACTTTCATAGGAAACCAACTAGCCATAACGACATCTGATTTATAACTTCTTGCCTTGCTAGCCTTACTAGCAGCACTTGAAAAATAAATTAGTTGCCTACGATATATATTACTCTTAGTTTCGCTTTCTGTGTCACCATAAGGCAGATTTATTAATTTTTGTTCAAACAACTGCTGCATACTTCCTACACCATAAATAGGGTCAAACTTATTTTTTTGTGTCTGATGTCCTTCTAAATGTATACCCATTCTTGCACAATAATCTTTAAGCTCTGTATCTTGTCTAATAGCTTTCTGAAAACCATTCTCTTCAATAACCCAATGTGATAGTCCATACTTATCGTGCCATTTCTTTATAGACTTACGAGCTTGTATAACACCACCACCTTGTTCGTTCTCTATATCTACAAGGTACATCATTCCTGTTTCTGGATTTGCAGCCCATAAGAAACAAGCCTGGAATCCTGTAGATGCAGGGTCAAGTCCTGCAATTAAATGTGTACCTGCTGGTATGTGACCAATTCTTCTATTAACATCTCTACATTGGTCTATATCATCAGAATTAAACATAGTGATACCTTCAACAAATGCTTTGTTAAGATACACCATTTCAAAAATTGCCCTACCACCTGTCGTATCAGCATTATCTTTCTGACCCATCAACCATTTGTAAGTTCGTTTACTTGCCCACAACATACAGTCTTTATGTAATTCAAACTCTGTTTCTGGTAGTACACACTCTAAACTATGTGCCTCCTCTACTCGTGTTTCAAACTGTGGGTTCTCTAAAAGAAAGTTATATAAATCTTCAGGGTGTTGTCTAGAGCCAATAACAACTACAGCAGTATGTTCCTCTTTCCTGGAAGATAATGTTGTAGTCCACCATTGCCTAGTCTGCTCTCTAGCACTTGGCTGTATTGTAGTGCCATGGTCCTCAATGTCATCTGCAATAATCAAGTCACAGTCACGAGATAGAATCTTTCCACCTTTACCAACAGCTACCATAGTCGGACTCTTAATACCTGTAATTGTTCTTGTGCCTACAGTAAACTGTCCAGAACTCCAAGACTTACCACTTCGTACTTTAGGTTGAAACTTTACACCTGGTCCACATATCTCTTCTATTAACAGTTCATTATTCTCTAACTGGTCAAGTACAGAACCTACAGCGTTCTTAGCTATGTCCTCGTTACCACCAACCCACATAATTCTGATGTTAGGGTTTTTACATATCTGCCATACAGCAAAGTGCGTTAGTAAGTCAGTCTTGCCATGTCGTGGTGGGCTAAGTATCATTTGTTGTCCACCTGTATCTATAGCGTGAACAATGTCATTAATCCAACCTTCGTGAAAATCTGCTGTTTCGTATAGGTCACCTGTTTCTGTTTTAAAATACCTATCTCTAAAATTTTTAAAATCTTCTAAGGATTTAATAGTTTCTGATGATACTTCCCAATCTTCTCTTGCTTCTACAAGTTGTTTATCCTGCTGATAAGCTGTATACATTTTTGTAACAACACTTCTAGCAATATCCATTTTGTCAGCAACCTGTTGATGTGTAAACTTTTTTTCCTCTAAAGCAACAGCATACTCTTTAACAAACTCTTCATAGTGTTGCCCTCTAGCTGCTGCTGTTTCTTTTGGTTTAACAGGTGGTTTATTCTTTTTGTTTTTTAAATAGAAAAATCTATTTTTACATTTCTGTGAACAGTAAGGTGAAGCATTTCTGCTTTGCTTTCTACACTGCTCCCCAATAACATCATTGAGTTTACATACTGGTCTAGGCATTATTTATTTTTTATTTTTAGGAAGTTTTTTTATTTTTCCATTTTCTGTTCTAGCAAACTTATGTGTCTTTGTTTCTCTACTAGGGATTAAAGTGCCACTATATCTTTTGCCACCATACATCCAACTTACTTTAGCCATTCTCTCTCCTTACCAAGCTCTACACGACCAATATCGTGCAGTTGTTTTATCCTTAGCTGTGCTGCATTTGTGTCTAGCACGAAACGAAGCTCTAGCCGCTGGATTGTTTTTTCTAATCTTCATATTAGGGTCGCCAAACATAATTTTCTTCACTTTCCCATTTTTCATTACAAAGACTTTAGACTTCTTACGACCATAGCCAGGCTCACCCTTACGAATAGGGCTAGGTGAATTTAACTTTACTTTCATTCCTCGCCATTCAGCCATTATCTACCTGC